CAATTTAACTTCGACGTTCAATGTCTTCTTCTACGCAATCTTCACCATACTGAATTTCAATCAACTTCAGCGGCTGATCAGTTTCGTTACACAGTTGATGCCACTCATTCAATTTGATCCAAGTTGATTGATGCTGTGCTGGACTGGCCAATAGATCTTGATCAGTTGAGTGTGGATCCACAGTGTATACTGTGGCTTCCCCTTCGGCCACAAACCAAAACTCAGCACGTTTTTCATGACGTTGCATACTAAGACATGTTTTAGGTGCAACAGTTAGTTCTTTGAGTTTGACGTGATTGCCTACTTCGTGTAGCACACGATAGTACCCCCAGGCACGTGATGTCTTGGGTTTTTTCCAGTTTTCTAAAATCCAACTGCTAGAGTTGGCTTTTTTATTGCCACCTACACCAAACACAAACTCCACATCGTCAAATGTCATTTCTGGAATGTTATCTTGTGTACGGTCACCGCCATTGGCAAACACAATCTCATCGTCGGGATACTTGGCTCGAACCTGGCGAATAGCATCACAAGCAGTATCATCGCTGTCATCAAATGCAATCACTTCGCCAACCATGTGTAGATTGTCCAGTATGGTCATACGTTCTCGCCATGACATAAACGGTCGGCCTTTTTTGCGTGTGAGCCACTCATCTGAGTTTAAGCCCACAATCACATGATCGCCCAAATGATCCGCCTGGTTAAGCAAAGAGATGTGCCCAGAATGCAAAGGGTCGTATCCCCCTGTACAAAGTATAATTTTCATGCAGGTATTTACACCTGTATGTCTTCCATGCCTGCAGTTCTTAACCTGACCACATGCCCCATTTGCCACTGTTTGGTATCTAGCCCTTTGAGAATGCCTAGCCAGCGATTGCGTAAGTATGCCACTTCATTGATCAGTGTTTCATAGTCAATTACTTCATCTTCACCATCGGTGTACTTTTCAGCATCTCTTGAAGTCAAAGCGCGAGCATAGTTTTCCATGTACTTTTGGAAATGCTTTCTACGTATCTTTCGCAGTTGTATATTAAGGTAGTTTAGTACCGCCTCGATTTCTTGCAGTTGATTATATCTAAACTCAGTTATACCGGGCAAGGCTGTGATATTTTTTTCTACTATGCCCGAGATTCTGCAGTCTTTTTTAGCGTCCGCAAGTTCATTCTCGTAGTGATTTATAAAGTCTGGAATAACACCGAGACTGGCAACTACGCGACTATACCACATAATTAATACTCATATTTGTAAATGTAAGATTTAATGTCATCAATCATGTCCTGTACAGGTTCATCGTTATTTAAGGTCTGCCAATCCATTGCATCTTTCAATTGATCTTTAATATACCATCGCCAGTACGGTGCTTGAAACTTGATGTTCAGTTGACTGTTTACAAAAAACCCTGGGCGACCAACCAACAACTTGGTGTCGTTTTCTATATATTCAATTTGTTTGTAAAAATAATCTGAATTTTTTAAGAGGTCAATACCGTCAATTTTAACACTACTAATTAGAATGCGTTTGTCTGCCACAATGATACCTTGTGCATCAACCTCGGTGTCATTGGGATTTTTATTATCCATGCCTATTTCTAATAAAGATTGATCAACAAAATTATAATTTATTGCAACTTCAACTGTTGAGCGACCATTGTGCAATTCATTATGATATAAAAGTTCTCCATTATACTTAACAAACAGTCTTGGACCGCCATTACAAGTGTCGGATTCTACCTCTAGTTGTAGTACGGTGGTAGGAAACAGTTCCTGTATTCTATTATCTACATATTGTTGCCAAGTATCTGCCATGGCAATAGATGGACAAGTAGTATAGTTGTTTTTATCCACATGAGCATATATAAAGTCTTGGCCTTTCTCAAATGACTCATGAAGTCTTATTTGCATATAAGCCACATGCTGTCTGCGATATAACAAAGGCATTCCTAGATAGCGGCCAATGCTGTTTATTGTGTACCATCTCGCCAGTCGGGTTTTAAGTGTTAGATTTGGATTGATTGGAGTATACCAAAACAAGGAAAAATTGTCATCACTTGTTATCAACTTGTTTTTTTCTTTTTGATCTACTGCTGGTGTATTGTGCAAGGTTGCATATCCAGGACCAAGATTAAGAGACATCACAGTACGATCGGCTATGTAAGGACCCAATCGCAATATCATGTCAATGTGCTCAAGAAAATCTGAATACCGTTCAGCCCAATGTCCAATAATGTTGTTTATGATGCTGCCGATTCTGACTCTTCTCATTTGATCTAGTTCATAAAACAATCCACTTACTGTGGTTTTTTTGTCCATGGCCTCTAACACATAATCACTACCCGATTCAGCACCGATGGTTAGATTGGTGAATCCGGCTTTGGTCATTAGATCAAAAAATTCTGGCTTGATTGAGCCTGGCGGCCGAGCAATCCAATTGCCCGACATTGTAATTTTTTTATTGTCTGTTATGGAGTCGTTGTATTCTGCTAATGTTTTCAAACACTCTCGCAATGATTTCATATTGCCATTGGCAATTGAATCTGTTAAGGAAAACTCATTTACATTGTACTTTTTGTTTAGATAAATTATTTCTTCAGCCAACCGTGTACCATCTTTGCTTTGAAACTTGCTAAACTGTGCGCTAACATCACAAAAATCACAAGATCGTACACAGCCTTTACTGCTAATTACCGGTAGTTGGATTCGAGATAGTATTCCTGTATAGCCATCAAAATCATAATCATCAAAGTTACTGAATGGATACAACAGGTTTGCACTAGAGGCCTTGCTCCAGGAGTCGGGCAATTGAGCCTTTCCGTCAAGAAATTCTATTAGACTATCTTCAGCATCTCCGATTATTGTATGATGCACTAGATTTCTTTTCATCATGATCTGATGAAATTGCATTATTTTTTCAACTCCAGTCAACTGATTCCAAATAGAAATATACGGGGTTGTGCTTAATCCCTTGCCGCCTAGCACAATTTTCCAATCAGGATACTGTTGTTTTATTCGAGCACACAGTTCGAATGTTGCAATATGTGTATAGATACTAAAAACACTGATACCAATATATCGTGTGCGTTGATGTGCTAGCCAATCAATTACATAATTATAAAATTGATCAACCTGATCCAATAGTTCATAAGAGTGCGGTCCTTCGACCAAAAAATAGTTTTGTAAATTTTCAAAATGATCCTGATTTAATTTGCAAAGCACTTTGTGCATGTCAACATTAAAGTCATGGGTTTTGATTTTGAATCCATGACTTTCTGCAATGCCTTTTAACACAGCCGGTGCAGTAGGAGGAACTATTAAATCCGAAACTGGTAGACTAATCAGCACCATATCATAATCATATTTCTCCAAAGTGGTGCCCACTAATTTTCCCAGGCTTCATCTTCGTCGTAGTCATCGTCTTCAGGTTCTTCGTCCTCTTCTTCCACATAGTCCTTATCATTGTCAAGATATGCTGTTAGCGCACGTTTGATATCTGTGTCGTCTTTGAATGCATTACGAATATCTTCCACAGCACTATCGTTGTCCATCAAGATCTGTATCACAGTTTCAGCTGCTTCGGCACGGTCAACTGTGTTTACAAAACGCTTGAGTTCTCCCCAAATTTCACTTGTGATTGCTTCACTCATCTGCTGTTTCCTCCACGGTACTTACCTCGGCTTTCTGATTTCCAAAGTCTGCCATGACTTTATCCAAGCACCCTTCATCGTTCTTTTCCCATGCTTTACGGAACTTCTTGATAATTTCACCTTCGCTTGTGGTAAACACTAAACTGTTACCTTCACGCTTGAGCATTGTTTTCTTTTCAATCAAGTCAACCAAGCCTGAGTATGGGCTCATGCCCGTTGTGTAAGGAATCTTCACTTGCACACCTTCGAAGGGTTTGGCATAACGTGTTTTCATAACTTTACACCCAGCACGGATACCGTTTACTTCAGATACTTTGTTGCCGTCCTCGTCCTCTTTGAGTTTCATCTTCTTCATAGCAACCACAATACTACTTGCATAGATAAAGCCTTGTCCACCGCTAATCTTGTCATCTGGATCAAACATGTCTTGACTTGCGTATGTGTGATTTGTACAAACTAACCCAACACCGTATGCACCAAACATGTTTACACAATTGCGCACAAGCGAAGTAAGAGCCTTGGGCTTGCGACCCATATCGCCTTTCATATCGCCTGCATCAAACTGATTGACGTCTGTTGGTGTTAGCAACATGCCCAGACTGTCAATAACAAACAACACCTTGGGGCGGTCGCCGTCTGGTAGTGCTTTGTAGTCGCTCATGAATGTTGAAATTGTTTTGGCCACGTCGTCAATCATGGCCATACTCAACTTGAGTAGTTTACTATCGCTAGTGTCAACTCCAAGTGCTTTGAGCCAATTCTCGTCAAGAGCGTTTTCACTGTCAATCAACACCACAAAGATACCTTGCTCTTGTGCGTTCTTGATAATGTTACCGGAACAAATGTACGATTTGCCTGCGCCAGAGTCTCCGGCAAATACTGTGACCTTGCCCAGTGGGATACCACGATTCCAGTCTCCGCTGATCAAATAGTTCAAAGCATAGTTGCCTGTGCTGATCCAATCTGTTGGATCGTTAAAGCCAATTGACAGTCCGTCAATACTCTTGGTAATTTCCTTGCGAAATTTGCTTACGTCAAATGGTTTTCCCATAATTGTTTCCTTAGTTAAATTTATAAAGTTCTGTGAAGATTTTACTGCTGTCAATTTTCCTACGTCGATCTATAGATCTCAGTCGATCAAAAGACTCTGCCAGATTCTTTTCAAATGGTTGATCTAAATAATATAGCATATTTCGATAACTGTCTTCAAGAAGATAGCCCGGAGACTGATCAATACGTTGTTGTAATTTCGCTTTTAACAAGTTTAACACATCATTGGGCAAATGTCTAATATTTAGGTATTCTGGACCTGTTAGAGCGCCAATCACAAAACTATTGTTATGAAATCCTAGTGTTTTTAGATGATCCACACAGTCAAATACCGAATCATAGTTCAACAAAAACCATAACATATTGAAACTTATCTTGTGATTTAATTTTTTAATTTGATTTAGATTATCTAAAAAGTCTGTCCATTTTCCGCCATGTCGTATGTATTCAAATTCCTGGTCCAGAGTCTCCACACTCACTGTCCAATGAACATTTTGAAATTCACACACAGCATCAAAAACTCCAGTATCAACTCGACTGAGATTGGTATTGATGCGCAGATTAACGTCAGGATTTGACTGCTTTAATAGTTTCAATAATGCCAGATTTTCTTTCATCAGCAGTGGTTCACCACCGGCCAGATAAACATGTTCGAGTTGACTGGCATGTTTATAAATGTATTGTTTAAATTGCTCCAATTGTTCTGCTGACGGTTTTTCTTTTTTGATTTGCAATTCTTCTGCCCATTTGCTACTAAACTCTGGACCACAATACACACAAGCAAAATTACACAGATTGGTCCAACGAACGTCAATAGTCTGTAGATTAAAATTACCAACTTGATAGGTATCCAGTGGTGTTTTTTTAAATTCTCGTATGTAAAAAATTCTATCACTGATAATATCAAACCCTGTTTTGCCGTGTTCTAGATCGTAGCAGGTATGGCAACCTTGTGCTGGCTGACAACTTGTTATATTTGACTGTTTGGTCTGATTCTTATGTCCCAGCAGTATTTCTTTGATAGGAGTATCCTTGATATTGCCCAGTCGATCATCGCTACGAATACAATTTTTAACTGTGCCGTCAAAATTATACATCATGCCAGTCCAGGGCATGGGGCAAAATGTTTTATTGGTTAATATGTCTTTTGGCGTCATTAACTCGTGGGTCCTAGACTGATGTCTGGTATATTTAAATTATTGTCTTGGGCCAATTTAAGTATACGAACCAAAGTCATAGCCCAATTATCAACGTCAGCGGCTGGCGGTACTGTTTTGTCTACACTGGTGGCGATATTGCCTGGTCTCACAATAGTGATTTTTACACCCAAGCGACGATTGCGTATCTGTTTCACTGCCTCTTCAAGTGCTAACTTTTGCACTCGATAATGATCCATATCTAATCCTGGCAACGGGCATGTTGGTTGTTGTGTCATCATGGTACTAATAACAACGATATGTTTACAACTACCGGTCCAGCGTCGAGACATTTCGAACAACAATTCAGTTTGGGCATAACCGGCTTGTGCGTTGTTAACAAACATGTCGCAGTGCTCAATTTGATCTGCTATCTTAGGTATATTTCTAATATTGTTGCCTTCGCGTTGACTAAGTCCTACAATTTCATGATCTGAAAATGCCCTGGCCAAGGCCTGGCCAATTCCGGCTGTGTGTCCAGTGATAGCAATTTTCATTTGATTCCTCTTAGATCCAGTTGTTCCTGTATGTATGCTCGAGATTTTTCAGTATTTTTATTCTCTAGTGCCAATGGGTCCGGGCGTTTTAAATAAGCATAAGAATGATCAATGCCGTGTTCTTGAGCGAATGCAATAATATTTGGAAGATCATCTACATTTAACACACTGACTGTGGTCCACAGATTTAATTCGACCGGCATGATGTCTCGATAAATCAACAAATTTTTGTAAAATTTATCCCAGGTGATTGGCCAGCGTATCAGGTCATGTACCGCACCTATTCCGTCAAGACTCACGGTCACTGTGACACTGATCCCTCGTTCGGTCAACGGGACTAGTTCATTCAGCACTGTGCTACAATTTGTATTGAGTCTTACACTTTTCACATTTGGCGGAAGATTGGCCAATATTTGTTTGTAGTTTTTACTATAACTGGGTTCTCCGCCGTTCAAATCCAAGTGTACAATACGGTGTGGTGGCAATTTCCAAAAATGATTAGTGTTGTTAACTATTTGATACTGTTTTGAACGTAGACTACCGATTTTGGTGCTTAAATTTTCGTTGCAGGTTAGACAAGCACTGTTGCAAATATTGTCTAGCACTCCGCCCACGGTGAGATAATCTTTTTGAGTTTGTTGTTGATCAAACTTAATGCTATTGAGACGAATACTTGTGTTATTTTCTTTTTCAGTCTCTTCGCAACGCTGACATTCACTGGGCCAAGAATCTTGACAAAATTTTTGTTTGATTTCGGACAACCACG